CAACAACTCTATTCAAAGCAATAACAGAGTAGACATCATCAACGCAGTCAGGAGTTTGCACAGCCGTTACTCTCAGGAGAACGGTATTCAACCAAACCTGACAAGAGGATCATCTACTCCAGACACTGGTAATATTTACCAAAGCTGGTCGCAAGTGACTCAGGACATGGCGCAACCAGAATACAAAGCTGACCCTGCTTTCAGGGCAGCAGTTGAGGACAAACTTGCCCGTTCAGGTGAGTTAGCCTCTTAGCCATCTCGAAAATAACCTGACCCGATACGTCGGATAATCTTGTCTATTAAAGAAGAAGGCATACACCAAATGTCTGAGGACCCCCTCAGACTTTCGCAACAAACTATGAGGTAATTAACTATGGCTAACGCTACAGTATCGCGTTTAGGTCAGGTCAATGCTTCCGGTGATGCAGATGCCTTATTCCTTAAGGTGTTTGCTGGTGAGGTTCTTCAGAGCTATGAGAAGTACACCGTAACCGCCGATAAGCACATGATCCGGTCTATCGCTAGTGGTAAGTCTGCACAGTTCCCGGTCATGGGCCGTCTGTCTGCAGCCTATCATACTCCCGGTGCAGAAATCGTAGGCAGTTCGCTTAATCACAATGAGAAAGTGATTACGATCAACGATTTGCTTATTTCTGACGCCTTCCTGAGTAACATCGATGAGGCTAAGAATCACTATGATGTCCGAAGCGTATATACCCAAGAGATGGGCCGCGCTCTGGCATTCCAGATGGATTCTCATATCCTCCAAATGATGACTGCCGCTGCTAAGACTACAACGGCAAACGTCGGAGATGCTAGTTATCCTTCTGGTACTATTGTCACCAGTGCTAACTCAGCTACGGTAGCAAATGATCTAATCACTGCTATCTTCGATGCTGCAGAAGCACTTGATGATAACTACGTTCCAGCGGAAGACCGTTATTGCTTCCTTAAACCGGATGATTACTACATGTTGGCTAACGCCACCAACGCAATTAACGTAGACTTTAGCGGTCGCGGTTCGATTGCGGACGGTACAGTTGCCAGTGTTGCTGGTATCACTCTGATCAAAACTCCTCACCTCCCCACTACCAACGTCACTTCTGGTGTTGGGGCTGGTACGAGTAACCGTCAGGTAGTTGATGCCCGTAATACAGTAGCAATAGTTGTGCATCCATCGTGCGTAGGCACCGTTAAGCTTATGGACCTTGCGGTAGAATCAGATTATGACATTCGCCGCCAAGGGACGTTAATGGTCGCTAAATATGCATGTGGACATGGCGTGCTCCGGCCAGAGGCTGCAGTACAAATCAGGACTGCTGCACCCTAGGGTGTAGTCTAATACGAAGGGATCAGGGGGTTAATCCTCTGGTCCCTTCATTTAGTTAAGGAGCGAGAATGGTACAGCTTACCAAAACCACAGAGCTTGAAGCTGTCAACGTAATGTTGAGTGCCATTGGTGAAGCTCCAGTAAGTTCTCTAGAAAACTCACAGCTAGAGGATGTCGCTGTAGCTCAGAACATCTTGAATGAAACTATTGTTGATGTTCAGACCACAGGCTACAACTTCAATAGTGAGTATAACTATAAAATTTCTCCAGATACTGATGGTATAATCAACGTCCCTAACAACGCAGTATTCTGTGACGTTTCCAATAGAGGCAGTACACCTGATAAGGATGTAGTGCTAAGAGGGGAACGTCTGTATGACCGTGAAGAACATACCTTCACGTTCACGGATAGTCTCTATGTAGACATGATCCTCATCCTCCCTTGGGACGACCTCCCCCAACCTGCAAGACGTTACATAACGGTTAAGGCTGCAAGACGTTTCCAGAATAGAGTCTTTGGTTCAGATACCCTAAACGGGTTTACCAACACAGACGAGAACGAAGCCCTTGTTCAGATGGAACAAGCAGACTCTAGATCAGAGGACGCTAACATCCTCAACAGGAACTGGGGTGTCTTTAAGGTTCTCAGTAGAAACGGAACGCGACGGTATAACCTGTAAATGACTTTAGTATCTGACTCTATCCCCTATATGGTTCAAGGCGTAAGCCAACAACCTGATGAGGTCAGAAGGGTCTATCAAGGAGCTGTTCAGGTAAACGCTCAGAGTTCTTTGGTAGATGGTTTAAACAAGAGGCCTCCCACAGAGCACACAGCGAAGCTCCTAACGAACTCTTCCAGCAATGCTGCCTGTCACCTGATCGATAGAGGCATAGGCTCTAGATACATTATCATTGTACAGAGTAACAACACGCTTTCAGGAACTAGCCTTAAGGTCTTTAACGCTATCACTGGTGCAGAGTCCACTGTAACCAACAGTGTGACCCTACAGTACCTAGTGTGCTCTAATCCCAGAGAAGACCTAATGTTCCTTACCGTTCTTAATCGGACGTATGTACTGAATAAGAACACTACTACAGCTATGGCTACTACTAGGTCACCTGACGTAACTTTTACAGAGAATCAGAAGTTCTCAGACCTTGAAACCAGTGCTTCTACAGGTGCCATCTTTAAAATCCTAGGGGACAATGAAGATAAGTTCGCGGCATTCTGGGTAGAGAAGAAAGCTGGTACTGTTTATGAAGAGACTGTAGCCCCCAACAACCTTATAGAGATCGACAAGACCACACTGCCCCATGAGATCACACAGAGTGGTGCTAACTTCACCTTCAATACGATCACATGGACTAATAGGTTAGTTGGTGATGATGATACTAATGAGGAACCGGGCTTTATAGGTAAGAAGATATCCTCGTTGTTCTTCTACAAGAACAGGTTCGGCGTAACTGCAGATGAGAAGATTGTCTTTTCAGAGTCTGGAGAATATGAAAACTTCTTCAGGACTACGGTGACCACACTTGTAGACTCTGATCCTATAGACGTAGATGTTACACACACCAAGGTATCTAAGGTTGAATATGCAATCCCATTCAACGAACAACTCTTGCTGTTCTCTGAACAGTCTCAGTTCTTTGTGGAAAGCAGTGGAGCTTTAACAGCAAGTTCTATATCCATCAATCCTGCATCAGACTTTGAGATGGATGTTAAGATGCCACCTGTTGGTGCAGGTGTTAATGTTTACTTCTCTCAGATCAGTGGAGACTTCTCTAGGCTTAGAGAACTCTATGTTGCTACAGACCTAGACACTCACGATGCTGCAGATATAACAGCTCATGTCCCTCAGTTTGTACCAAAGAATGTGTACAAAGGAACAGCATCTACATCTGAGGATGTTCTCTACTTCCTATCATCTAATCAACCGTCCAGAATATACTGCTATAAATACAACTGGGCAGGACAGGAGAAGAACCAAAGTGCTTGGTCATTCTTTCAGTTCAGCTCAGAGGATACTATCCTGTGGATAGAGACTGTAGAGAATAACACCTTCTTCATAATATCTAGAAGCGATGGTGTTTATCTAGAGGTCATGGACTACCTAGTTCCAGACGATACTAACTTAGACTTTTGTGCCAGATTAGACCGCAAGGTTAACCTAACAGGCTCCTATGTCTCCGGTACTAACACTACAACCTGGACACTGCCCTACGCTGTACCCACAGGGACTCCTGTAGTTGTCGTAAGGTCAGGTACGGCAGACGACAAAGGTACATCGATCACAGCTACAAGACCTACCACCACTACTGTGGCAGCTACAGGCGACCATAGCGGATCAACATGCCTACTGGGTCTTGAATACGAGATGAACTACAGGTTCTCCACACAGTACATGAGAGAGGGTACTGGCGTTGCTACGTCTGTTGGAGAGAAGATGGCTGTAGCTACTGGAAGATTACAGATGAGGCGTTGGAAGGTAACCTACAGGGACACAGGGTTCTTTAATGTAGAGGTTAACCCTACAGGTCGTGATCTAAAGACATACGAGTTTACCTCTATGAGGGTTAACCTACCTACTGCAAAGCCTGACAGGGTAGCCCTAGAAAGTGGATCGTTTAGCTTCCCTGTTATCGCTAGGAACACTCAGGTAACCGTCGATCTTAAGTCGTCTTCCTACCTACCTGCACAGTTTATACAGGCTGAGTGGGAAGCAAACTATTCTGTGCATAGTAGGCGTATGTAGTATGCCTAGATTATCTGTTGATGACATCGATCTCTATGTAAGACCTTGCGAAGAAGGTGATGTAGAAACTATCACGCCTAACATAAGAGTAAGTGATGTAATAGAAATAGCTGCAATGATGGGTCCTGACAAGACTACTCAAGAGCACCTACAGTCATGCATAGAGCAATCAAAAGAAACCTATGCTCTGGTATATAACAAGAAGATTATATCGTTATGGGGTGTATCTAATTGTCACCACGTAACCAACTTCGGTGTACCTTGGCTTATCGGTACGGATGATATCTCTGAGGTATCAAGAAAGTTTATCAGACATAGCGTTGGTTGGATCAAACATTTATCCAAAGACTATGAAGCACTTTACAACTTTGTGCATGTACCCCACTGGCAATCACAGAAGTGGTTGCAACTGTGCGGTTTCAATATCGTAAACAAATACAAATATGGTTTTAACGGTGAAGACTTTTACCTCTTTATTAAGGAGTGCGCGTGATGTGTGGCATTGCTGAAGCGACACTTGTAATGAGCATTGTTTCTGCAGGTGCCAGCTATGTTGACTCGCAACAGAAAGCCAAAGCGGAAGCCAACCGTCAACGCAGGATGGATCAGATTGCGTATGAAAACTACCAAATGAACCTTGCGTCTATAAATGATCAGAAAGATGAAACTAAACAACAAGCCGCTCAAATGAACATGGATGAAGCAATCGAAGGAGCACAGGCTGTAGGTAAGTCTAAGGTACATTTTGGTGAGATGGGACTAGGTCAGTTTGGAATGGTGGGAAGCAGTCCTGATGACCTGTTTGGAGACATTATGCTCCAATCTGCTACAGCCAGAACACGTAGGACAGGTGATGTAGCTAACATCTACAGAACTCTGGATAGACAAGCAGACGCTTCTTATCTCAATTACAAAGCTAAGAATGCATCCTTTGCACCTATATTCAGTCAAGGTTTCCTGACGCCAATCGCCAAGGTTGTAGGGGCAGGAACTGACTATATGCAAGACGGTACTAGGAAGTACTTGAAGGACCCTAGTGGCAAATTTAAATCGGGTTATGGGGGGTGGCAGTTTCCGTAATGGCTTATAAACAAGCGTTAGACAGGATACAGATATCCGGTGCAAAATACGTTAACCCTGTACGAGCAAAGAATGTCAGCATTGCCGTACCTAATCTATCTAAGACAACACAGACTACAGCGGGTAATTTGGCAGATGCTTTAAGCAGCATCAATACAAAGCTTAAGGCATACAAAGAGAACAATAAGAAAGGTTGGATGACTGAAGCTGATCTATCTGCCCAGAAACTAATAGATCAGAAGCTAGCTGAAGGACAGAGCTACGATCAAATACAATCAGATTTTAAGGCTGGAAAGTATCCTGAACTAAAAACTCAGATGCACTACGACAGTTTCAATTACGCTTTTGGTAGCAGGGCATGGAGTAGCTTTGCAGATACTGAAGCTAAGAAGGTAACTGATCAACTGCTAGATACCTTGAAGAATGGTCCTTGGGAAGATGTAGCAAAGATTAATCTAGATGCTCAAACGGCTACCGTAACAGACAGGTTCAGAGAACAGTACGGTGAGCATAACTACAAGATGCAGCTAGGTGCTGATGAACGTATGAGAAGCTGGAGAGAGGCATTTAGGAAAGAGTTTAGAGCCGCATACGATACCAGACTTACCACCGAGAAGGTAAACACAGGTGTTGCTAACGGGCTTGAGTTTATCTCTGATACTCTGAATTTTCAAAAGAACGAAATAAAGATAGTAAAAACTTTCCCTGACAACTACAACCCTGATGTCGCTATCAAAGGACAGACATCAAAGAAACTTGTGGATCACGCCTTTAACAACATCAGCTCTTCCCTTAACACTTTCCTCAAGCAATACCAGAGCAACGTAGGACTAGGTTCTTCAAGCATTAAGAGTATGAGGCTCAACATACTTGAGGGTCTTATGCTTAAGGTGCAATCCGGTGCATACTCTGAACAGGATAGCCTTGCATATATTAAGGCTATTAAGAAGATTGTTATGGAGTCTCCTGAGAAAGGTATACCTTCCCCTGTACTTGATAGTAGTTCCACCTATAGATCAGATGGTTCCAAAGGACCACAAGTTAAAGCACGATCAGAATCTCTACTTAAAGACATAGCGACATTTGAATCTGCATACCAAGAGAACCAAGATATAGCTGATACAAAACGGCTTATTGAGAATAAAATCCCTATCCCAGAGAGATTGAGAAAACATATTGACAACGCAGGTGATTTAATCACCAACGATCTTAGAGAAAAATATAAGAATAATAAGCTTCAATTCAAATCTGCTTTGGCGGATGCTGCAGAAAATCATCCAGCCCAACTCAATTATCTTGTTGATATAATTCGTAACCACTCAGCAAACCTGAGGGACAGGATGTCGAGCCACGATGAGAACATACAGAAATCTTTAGTTTCTGATGTTGAAAACCTTTACCAATGGTATTCAGCACTAAGCGGGAGAGCTAAAGACCTTTACTTCAAACCTAGGTCTTACAACAGAACCTTTATGGATAACTACAGTGTTCTACGGTCCACTCGATTTGGTGATAAGCCGGAAGTATATGCACAGGGAGGGGAAGTTAAAGGATATCTTAGTACAATAAAAACCATGCAAACTCTTACACAAGCTGCTGATGGAAGCTTCAGGACAGGTAAGCGTCTTAGTGAAAAGCAGGTAAAGTCAATATTTAGAGGGTTAGATTTCACTGATGTTAGAAAGTTTGACCTTTCACTTAAAGGTATTGGCTCTATAGGTGATACAGATATGACTAAAGCTGCGAGGTTCGCAATGTCAGCAGAGGTTGAAATGTTGGCGCGTGTCATAAACCACGACGTTGCTAACGAAACTGCTGTAGTAGATCATATCAAAAAGCACCTTAGGCATAATTATGTAGGAGTTGGAGATAGGATAGTGCGCGTCGGTCACGCATCACCTTTCAGGAATCCAGCATACGCAGACGCTGCTGCAGATAATCTAGATGCAGTGTTGAATAAAATAGCTGAAGATAATGGTATGAAACCAGCCGATATAACCTTATCACCGGTGAATACAGGTAACCTCGGAACAAGTAATGAATATATGGTGGTTACTCAGTCTTCATTTCCTAGGGTTCTAGAAGGAACTCCCATTGTGACGTTTTCAACGCAAGGTGTGGCTAAGTGGTACTACAAGACAAGGGCTGAATCTAACTGATGACAGATACATACCTTCCCTCTTCAGAGGATAACCTTGTATCTGAATCAACAACAAGACTTACTGAAAGCCTAGCCCTCCCTGTAGAGGTAGAGGACACTACAAAAGAAGAAGTGCCTTGGGGCTTAACAGATGAAATTGCTGACGAAGATTGGGCTATGGATAACCTCTTTAGGTGGATTAATGGGGGAGATGATCCTGTAGACCCTGACTTTGTGCGTACCCCTGAGATGTACAAGGATGCACATGAGAACCACGGGATACTCTTTGAGCACCTAGATTCCCTTGACGGTGTAAAGAGCCAAGCTGAGTGGGACTCTGAAGTAGAGCACATTAAGCAAGAACAAAAGTTGACACAGGACCTTGCTGAGTACGGCTGGAGAGGTGCAGGTCTGCGCTTGGCAACTAACTTCCTAGACCCTGCAGCCCTTGGATTAGCCTTCTTTACTGGAGGGGTTTCAGTTGTTGGTAAAGCTGCACAGATGGGAAACATAGCTAGAGCTAGTGCAATAGGAGCACTAACAATGGCAGAAGTAGCTGCCCTAGAGGCGGCTGTATTATCCGATAAGGTAACTTGGGGCTGGGAAGACTCTGTAGCTGCAGTAGGCACCGCTGGGATACTTGGTGGAGCTGTTGGCAGATTTGCCTATAGACCTATGCAAAAGGTAGCTGACGACCACAGTAATGCCGCTTTGATAACCGCTGCAGATGAAGCAGGAGTAAAACTAAGCGACAAATCTAAGGCAGCGTTGTCTCCAAAGGGTCTAGACACTGCCCCTGCAGCTATGTCGAACTACGTTACTATGCCTTTTGTTCACCATTTCAAATGGGACAACAGGTTATCTGTACGGTTTGATATGATGTCTAGGGTTAAGACATCTAAAAGTCCAAAGATGAAAGGATACTTCGGTGGACTAGCTCAAGACGTTTTACCTGATGTTAAAAGCGGTCAAGTAGCAAGGATTTCTGCTACTGAGTTGGGAACCCAGATACACAGGTCACAAAAGAAGGTCTTTAATAAGATCGTAGCGTCCAGAAACATTTTCACAAAAGAAGCTGGGGTAACTGTTCAGAACCCAATCGAACGCATGAGGGTTCACGAACAGTTCTACGCATTAGTAGATAGGTCTGTTCGCAGGGACGGCGATGACTTCATTGACTCTATTCCTGACCTTAACTCCGCACAGAAATCAGCGTTAAAGAAAGCTAGGGACGCTCAAAGGAAATCCACCAGAGATATGCTTCAGATGATGAAGGACTCTGGTATGGAGGAAGCTGCAGACATTGATTTTACTCATCTATACGTTCCTCGTAGGATCATCCATTCAAAGATAGACGAATGGAACAGAGTCTTCGGTGAAGACGGTGCAATAGAACTTATAGCCCAAGCTTATATGAAGGGAACAAAGGCTCCCTTGGAACTTAAGGAGGCTAGAGCCTTAGCAAAGGTCTATGTTCAAGCCATACAAAGAGTAGCTGATGGAGAAATCATTGATCTCGGAAGGTTGGCTGCAAGGAACATCGATGAGGTAATTAAATATCTAAAGACTGCAGGAGTTAAAGAAGAAGATTTAACCGTAGCTAAAGAGATATTGAAAAGTAGACAGACAAAAGGTTCGGCAACTTCGGCTAGGGGACGAGGTGTAACAAAGGAAATTAAGAGTAAAGCCGGTAATACAAAAGAGGTTTCCTTCAGGGCAGACGTAGATGAAACATTTGAAGCTGTTGCTAAAGGTGTAGATGGTCAAACCCATAAATTTAATATGGAAGACCTCTATGAAAGCAACGTAATGGGATACGATCAGTACCTCAGGCAGATGTCTGGTCGTATAGCTGCAGCTCAAAGACTTGGTATCAAGTCTACTAAGGATTTTGATGACAGAATAGAAGAAATAAAATCTGAAGCAGCTTTAATGAGTCCTGCAGATAAGGCAAGTGTTGAAAGCGACATTAAACGTGCGACCATTATGTACAGGCACCTCATAGGAAAGTCCTTAAGAGAAGATGAAACTAATCAAGGACGTAATTTCGCTACAAGAATGCTGCTTGGATGGAACTATAACCGTGTTATGGGTCAGTCAGGGTTCGCACAGGTCGCAGAGATGGGGAATATAGCTACCTTCTTTGGTCTAAAGACTATGTTCAGGCAGGTCCCAGCTTTAAGAACTCTCAAGAGAGACTTAGAGACAGGTAATATTAAAGACGATGTATTAATGAGAGAACTTGAGGCTATCAGCGGTATAGGCTCAGAGTTTTTCAGGTTCGCTACTGTATCAGAACGGTATTCAGGTGCCGCTGGAGAGGTCTTAGGTCAACAATTTAGTCCTCTTCAGCAAAAAGCATTATCAGCTATGGAAAGAATGAAGCGTGTAACGAGCGTTGTCAGTGGTATGACGCCAATTACTATATGGATGCAACGTACATCCGCTAAAGCAGCAGTACAAAGGATACACGACCGATATACAAGAGGTTTCAACGAAGTTGACTACGAGAACTTTAGAGAGATTGGGCTATCTAAAGAAACTGCAGACGCCATAGGGGACCAGTTAAAAAGAACCTCTAAAGTAAATTCTAGAGGTGTGGTTGAAGAGATTGGTGTTGAACAGTGGCCCTCCCAGCTTAGGGAAGACTTCGCTAATAGCCTTATGAGGTGGACCTACAGGGTCATCCAAGAGAACGATATAGGTTCTATGGGCATGTTTATGACCACCAATATAGGTAAGATACTTACACAGTTCAGGACCTTCATCTTAGTAGCTCATGCCAAGCAGATGCTACATGCTGTACATAGAAAAAACCTTCAATCCTTTACAGCATTCATGTCCACTGCCTTGATGGGAAGCTTGGCCTATATGGCTCAAACAGGTATCAAAGGTATGACTGCCGATGCTCTTTGGGGTGAAGAGATGCACGGTGAAGATGGGAAGTGGACAATGGAAGCTATAGCTTCTGCAGCTTTCCAAAGGTCTGCCTACTCTGCACTCTTTCCCGGCTTGGTAGATACAGGTCTACAAGCTGCAGGATTTGAACCTGCCTTTAGATACGGCAGGTCCACAGGGTTAGCCACAGGCTTCTTCACGGGAAACCCTTCTTGGGACACCTTACAGAAGTTCGACTACTTGATAGCAGCTCCCGGCGCTCTTAATCCCCAAAACGATAGAGAAGTTAACTGGGAAAGGTTATTGAAGCTAGGTCCTTGGACAAACGTAGTTGGCATCTACAACCTCATCGATCAACTTCACGACGACGATGACTAATCTCTGAGGACCCCCTCAGACATTTCTTAACATTATGGAGATCGGATACTCATGGCATTCGCATTAGTACGTGCTACCGCTGACGGTAACAACACTCCAATCACTTTGGGTTTCGCGTACAGGAATGCTTCAGACCTAGTGGTTAAAGTTGATGGAGTTACTAAAACACTAACAACCCACTACACCTTCCCTACCACCAACACTGTGACATTCACCACTGGTAACATACCAACAAGTGGTCAGCTAGTAGAGGTCCGAAGGGTCACAAGCCACACAGCTAGGCTGGTTGATTATGTAGCAGGAGCAACGCTTACAGAATCTGATCTAGATACTGATAGTGAACAAGCCTTTAACATGGGACAGGAGGCTATTGATTACGCCCAAGACTCTATATCACTAGACCCTGATGATGCATATGACGCCCATAGCAAACGTATTAAGGATGTAGCTAATCCAACAGCTAACCAAGATGCAGTCACCAAGTATTACCTTGAGAACACTTGGCTAAACGCTTCAGAAAAGACTGCGATCACAACAGTCAACGCCAACCTTACGAATATCAATTCAGTTAATTCTAACGAAACAAACATTAATACGTTAGCTGCGCGTAACGCAGACCTGGCAACACTAGGCGCTCTAGGCACCGAAATAGGGAACCTGGGTACGGCAGACGCAGTTTCCGATATGAACACCCTCGCGGTTTCGGACGTAATTGCCGATATGAATGTCCTAGCCACAGCCGACATCGTGGCCGATATGAACACGCTGGCAACTGCCGACATCGTTTCTGATATGAATCAACTGGCGGTTACCGATGTAATCAACGACATGAACACGTTGGCTACCACCTCAAACGTAACCAACATGTCAAC